GTTGTTGGCGCGCCCATGTTACTTGATAACAACGGGGATGCTGTTTTCATTTATACACCCCCATCGCTCCGATCAAGATCAGCCTCAAAAGCTGATGATCCGCAACATGCAGCCAAATTATTTAAAAAAGCACAGTTATTGGAGAAAACCGACCCTCTACGTTGGGCTACATTCCATTTTTCCAGCATGGATAATCCCTATATAAGCCGGGAAGCGCTGGATGAAATCACATCTGACATGAGCAACTTGGCCTATCGCATGGAGATATTGGCCGAGGACATCGATCAGGCACCTGGAGCGTTGTGGACTCGAGAGAACATTGAAAAGAACAGGGTTATACAAGCGCCTGCTGAACTGGCAAAGATCGTCGTGGCCATCGACCCTACAACCTCTTCCGACGGTGGCGGGGATGCTGCCGGTATTATCGTGGCCGGCACCTTGGCGGATCAAGGTTTTATCTTGGAAGATTGCACACTGAACGGATCACCACTGGCATGGGCGCAGGCTGCCGTTGATGCCTACCATCGGCACAATGCTAATCTGATTGTGGCGGAGAAGAACCAGGGCGGGGAAATGGTGGCCATTACGATCAAACAGGTTGATAAAAACGTACCCATTAAGCTCGTACATGCCTCCCGTGGGAAAAATGTCAGGGCGGAGCCGGTGTCCGCGAAATATGAGAAGGATCGCGTTCATCACGTCGGACTATTCCCGCAACTGGAAGACGAATTATGCCTCTGGCTTCCGGGGGACAAATCACCAAATCGGTTAGATGCCCTCGTGTGGGCACTAACAGACTTGATGAACGAAACGCTTTTCGACAACACAGGTGTAAAGGACTTCCCTGATGAAAATTAGAAAAATCATGCCAGAACCATTAAACTGGCAACTATACCAGCAGCGCATTGATGAGGCGCATATCACGGGGGTCCCGTTTGTCGAGAGGCCGCACCACTACCAGAACACGGAAACTGGGCAATTATATTACGATCTGTTTGGCTGTATCGGCTGGCCTACTGTCATTACCGACAAAAACAAAGCAACAAACAAGCCTGGATATATCGCCGTTGTGGGCGTGGTTAAGGGCAAAGGAGAGCCAGAAAAGGCACCGTTTCAGTTGTTGGCGGAACATGAATCACACAGCATCGGCGCCCTGTTCGATGAGATGGTCAACCTCCGGGCCGAATACGGGTTTGGCCTCTTCCCTGGACTGCTCCAAGCATGGATTGGCGATGAAAGCCGATTTATCTTAGAGCTGGGTCTTTACAACGAGAACCTCCGAAGGTTCGGGGGGGACAAGCAGGCAATTCTCATTTCACCGCCTGATGATTTCGATGATCCAAAGGCTTTCGATGTCTATATTCGGGCGATAAGCGCCGCTCTGGACAAGGACGCACAGCGGCTTTTCTATGGCAAGAACGACATTTTACGCAACAGAATACGGGAATTTCTGGATAAAGACCCGGTTATAATAGCGATGGGAGGTTTAATACATAGCCTGTCGTCGCGCTGTATGTGGATGGACCATGCTCGGAGTAATGTGTTCACAATCGAGGAGGGGTGAAGATGGAGACAGTGTTTTTTGTGTTGATCGGATTTGCGTTGCTTGGGTTGTTGGTTTGGAATATTTTACTTTCGTGGTGGCTGAAAGACTTGGATGGGAAGACTAAAAGGCGTATTTGGGATGCCACCGATGAGCTTGATAGGGCCAACAGAAACAGAGTCAATGAGGTAATAAGGCTACACAATGACCTATGTGATTCCTTCGCTATGGTGATGAAATATTTGGGGATTGAAATCGTCCCAGCCAAAAAAGAGGTTGTTAAAATAGAAAAGATCAAAAAGGAGGGACAATGAGTGAAAATATAGTTGCAGGAAATAAAGAAGCGCCGGGGTTTTTGCTGGTTCTTTTTTCCGGCGCCCTGTTGGCCACAACCTGCTTTATCGTCGGGGCCTGGGTGATGTTCAAGGGCAAATCAGCACCCGGCGAGGGATTCATCAGAACACCAAAGGGCCAGGTGTTTTCGATTCCAGAGGCGGAGGAGGCCGAGGATTTCCCCGACGAAGACAAAAAGGTTGTCGCTGCACGGTCTGAAAAGTTCCTGGCTAATTTACTGGGAGGTGAGAAATGAGTTATTTATACGATAAACAGATTACACCGGAGGAAATGAACAAACTATCCGAACATTGCGCCGAACTTTTAAAGGGGATGGTTATGATTAATTTAAAGACAAAACTTAAGGAAGAATTAATAAAAAAATTGTCTTTAAATGTTGAAGGCTTAGATTCGCTTAGACTTCATTACAGCGTTGATCTTGGTATTGGTGTAATTAGTGCGGAACTAGGCAAAATAAGGCTGGAAAAAGTAAAAAAAATAAAGGAAAAAAAGAAATGAATGGATTAAAGGTAAAATGCCCGTTATGTAAAACGATAAGTTTTGAAACAACGAGCAGGTATGACCCAAACGTAACAGCAAACGGGGGAATGGTCAAGAAGCTCGTCCCATGGGAGATCGACTGGTTGTGCGCGTCCACTACCCTTGCTAGCGAAATGACATGCCCTCGGTGCGGTGTAGGGCAGTTGGCCCCATCTGGCCGGCTGACCGTTGTTGAAGAACAAAAGACCATCATGGAAACCGAGGAGGCGATGGCTGAGCAATTCGCGGAGATCGATAAAAAAGAAGTCACACCAAAAGTCGGCGCCAAAGTCTATGTCTGCGATGTTTGCGGTAAGGAAGTTAGTTCCGCTCTGGCATTAAGTGGACATAAGCGATCACACACAAAAAAGGAGGCCAACAATGGGTGAAGCCATGCGAAGGAATTTATTGGGATTGAAGCCGAGGGGCCAGCAGCAAATGACGATGAACGTGCCTCTGGATCAACTGGAAGACCGCGTTTGTCCCTGCGGTGAAAAGGTATTTGTCGCGGCGCTCACGTTAAAGGAGATTCCGGCGATGTGCAGTCCATCCGGGAAGCCTGAAACCGCGATGTCACAAGTCGGTTTCGCCTGCGTCACGTGCGGTCTGGTGATTCCTCTGCGCCCGGAAGAAACAAAAGAAGAAAAACCAAAGATTGAAGTGATCAGGGGATAATGAGCACGCCGGACAAAACAGCATGGACTACTGAAAGCGAGATACAATATGTCCGCACGATTGGCGAGAGCATTAAGGATCGGTTATTTGAACGCCTGTCATTCGCAGCGCGGCGGAGCTTCAAGAAGATGATGTTGAAAAAATACATTGACGCCGCTGAATTTCGGAAAGACTGGGGTCTGATCGACAAAGGAACCGTTGTCCGATTCGCCACGGCGGAATTGAGGGCACTGGAACGATGAGCGAGGACATTAAGCAGATCATTCGGGCCCTAATAAGGGGAATGAAATTCACCATTAGCCTGCTGGAAAAGGTTTTGGCCGGAGAAAAAATTTAATATTCAACCTTTGCCTCTCTAATATGAAACGCAAAGGGGAGTAACGAGAACGCATGAAGCCTCCTCGCATGAAGGGGGCTTTTATGATAAATCCAGAATGGTCACTTACTTTAGCTCCTCCACGTGGACATACGGAGGTCGCTGAATATGCCGCAATGTTATTCGACATTGCCCGGATCGAAAAAGAGCGATTGGGTGTACATAGATCGTTTTTAGCGGATTATGCCATGTATAAGGGCTCGCTAAATCGAAAACTAACAGGAAAAAAGGGATATTCACCAAAACAAATTACCAGTGTTGTCAATCTCCTGTTCGCCAACGTGGAAAGAACCGTCTCCAACATCACCGCCCGCAATCCGACCGGAGAGGTTGTTGATCTGGACGGCACAAACGATGGCACGGAACAGATTTTAACGATTGCGCTCAAGAAATGGTGGAAAGACACCAACCAGCAGCAGAAAACCCGTTCATCCGCTCGGCAAATGGAGATTTACGGTATAACACCGGAAAAACCTTATTTCGATAAGGCGATGGACCGGCCCGATATCATGGTCACGGACCCATTCGCGTTTTTCCCGGCACCCGGTTTTTATGCAGACCTGGCCACTGAAGCACCATATATCGCCTATTTGTATGTTGATTTCGTGTCGAAAATTGAAAAGGATTTCGGTGTAAAGGATATTGCCGCCGAAGACGCCTATGATTTACTGGGCACCGTCCGGGAAGATTACAAGCCGCCAGTTCGGAACGTGGGACAGACCATCGGCAATTACGCCGACCCCATGACGGTTAAATCACAGACCCAGTCCGATGGGAATAAGGCCGTCGAGCGCGGGATTATCATTGAGGTATGGCTGAGAGACGACCGTTTGAGAACTACAACGGAGACACAGCCGGTCACTGACCAATTCGGTATGCAGATGGTGGGTGAGGATGGAAACCCACTTGTCGCTGTAAAAACCACGAAAGAACCGGTTTACCGCGACGGCGTCAGGAAGATCACAATATCCAAAACTAAAGACCCAGGAAATAAAAGCGGGTGGGTAGTGTTGGATGATTCGGAAAACCCCAACATAAACCCTGCATTGCCCACGGAATACGCCCGCAATACCTACCCTTGGGGCAGATTGCCCGTTTATTTCGCCAATTCATACAAAGACCAGGTATCAATATGGGGATTTGCAGCCGCAGAGCAGACCGCCGACCTTATTGAGAAAATCAATCAAATCATATCTAAGTTGATCGCCTATGTCATTAACGTCATGGCCCCACCCCTGATCATTCAACAGCACTGCGGAATCACAAGGGAAATGATTGAGGCAGAGATTTCCAAGTCCGGACGTTTAATTCTTATGCCATCCACGCCAAATGCACGGATTGAGTTTTTGCAGATTCCTAATCTCCCAGCCACTTTCTTTCAAGTGTTGGATTTAATTGTTAAAATGTTTGACAGAGTTTATCAGATCGAGGATGCGGATCGAGGCGTTGCACCAAGCGGAGTTATTGCCGCCAGCGCCATCGTTGCCCTGCAAGAACGCAACCAGGTGTTGATGCAGTCTAAAACGTCAGCCATTGACACGCTGGCCGAGGAAAGAAGCCGATGGACGATTGGATTATGGCAGAACTTTGGCACCAAGTCGGAGTCTGTTAATATCGGCGGGGAAAGGGTGGAGTTTTCAGGCGTTCAATTCGCCGGGAAAAAGTTCAATTACGTCGTGGAAGCCGGATCATCAACCCCCAGAACCAGCCTGCAGAACCAAGAGCTTGTTCTGGGTCTGTCCGACAAAGGACTCTTAAGCCGACGATATGTTCTGGAAGCGCTGAACCTTCCAAGCTGGAAAGAAGAATTAGAAAGGATCGCAGACGGCCAATTAGATCAGGCATTGCAAATATTGATTCAGGCCGGTCTTCCCAAAGAAGCAGCCATTCAACTGAAACAGGTGTTAATACAGCCACAGGGAGGCCCGGGGGATGTCAAGAAGCCTGGACAACCGGCGGCACCCAAGTCACCAGAAGTGGGAGGAATGTAGCATGGCAGACAATACACCGTTTAGAGGACATAAGACGTTAACCGGCTGGATTGCCCAGGAACAAGAAAGTGGTTACGATCTTGCGGGTTATATAAACAAACATGGAATTCCTGATCAATCCAATGGTCAGCACTTGACGGATGAATTCAAGTTACCGCATCATATTACGTTTTCGACCGATAGCAAATACCATTCACCAGAAACACCCGGCGGTAAATGGGAGCAAGACGAAGGGAGGAAGTGGCATTATACGCCGTCCGATTATGTCATTAAACAGCAAGGGAGGGATAAACTGGCTAAATATTTCAAAGAACGTGAACCGGACTCATTTCTTCATTTACCAGAATAGGAAGGATTTTTTGTATGCCAATTTACCAATACCAATGCAGGTGCGGGAAAACAATGGAAATCCTGCACAAAGTCAACCGCGTGCCAAAGAAACACCGCTGTTCATGCGGATGGATGGCCAAGAAGGTTTTAAGCAGAGGAGCGATTCTTCCAGACGGCGATGTCCCCTGGCTGCCCTCAGCCTGCAAGGTATTACAGAGGCACGGGGAGCCGCCTTTGCAGTCGCGGAGCGAGTACCGGGCTTACTTGAAGAAAAATTCATTGGCTTGCATTGGTTAGGCGAAAGCACTGTAATAGAGCAACTTCACAAAATAGGACAATTCGTCAATGGATGACAAACAGAAAAAACTTGATGCCATCTCGGAAGCACTGCAAAGGAAAATTTTATTGTTGATTTCCGGACATGGAACAGGTAAAATAGAATTAACAGTCGAGGTTAATATCTCGCAAGGCTACTTGGGCGACGTTTATTTGCAGACGAAACCTGTTTCACGTGAAAGGATCGGTTGATGTGAAATAAGCAATTTATCATAACGGGACTTTAGAACCTACCCGATAGGGATTTTAAAAGCCGGAATTTGTGGACAACCATCCACGAGTTCCGGTTTTTTTATTTATTTTAGCCAAGATCGGACAACCAGCGCATCGGGCCGGAAACGGACAACCCGAAATCAAACACTGGCCGAGGAATGGAGAGGAAAATGGAAGAACAGAACACAGGCGTAAATGAAGGCGGAAATGCCGCGGAACCGACAGGACTTGAAGGGACACCGTTCAAGAGCGGAGAGGAAGCGGCGAAAGGGTACATGAATCTGAAAGCATTGCACGACGCACAGGCCAACGAACTGGGAACCCTGCGGAAGTTCGCGGAAACCGTTGCTCCGATTGTTCAGCAGCACATGAACAAAACCGAAGCCCCGGCAGCGGCACCCCAAGCCCCGGATTATGAAACCGAAATCGCGGGTGTGCAGAAGCAGATTCAGGAGCTTGACCCGATGGCGGAAAATTACCAGAAGAACCTCGCTGATTTGCTTGCGAAGTCAAATACTCTGGTAGCGAAGGCCCAGCATGTAAAGACGCTTTCCACGGCCCAGGAGCTTTTCAAAAAAGAGCTTTCAGATCGTGATGCAAAAGCAGCCCGCAGGGAATTCAACAAAAATAACCCGTCATTCAGTGCCCCGGATATGCAGGCAAAGATTAAAGAGTTCCTCGCAAACGACCAAACCGGGATGCACGACCCTATGTCGGCTTACTTCCAGATTCAAAAAGATGATCTTGCCGCCGAGAACGCCGAAATGAAGAAGACGCTCGAACTCGTAAAGGGCAAGGAAAATACGGGGAAAGTGGTTGTCAAGGGACAAGCAGGACAACCGCAATCCAAACCACAAAAAGCAACAGGCAAGGATTTAGACGCGGGAATGGCAGCGGTCTTAGCTGCCCAGCGAGGCACTTAATCCTAGCCCTTTAAAACAATAGGAGAACATATCATGTCTTTGATTAATCAGTTAAACGCGACGACCGAATATTACTGGCTCAACACCGAACCGGAAGATATTCTAAACAAAGCCTCCGCATTGCTCTGGAAGCTCATGGGCAATGCCCGAATAAATGACAACTGGGAAGTAAAACCCCACGAAATTATTGACGGCGGCAAGATGATCAAGGTGCCCCTGGAATATGCGGCATCGAATTCCGGCGCCTACGGTGCCACCACAGTCATCAACCAATCGAAAGTCAGCATCATCGATGCGGCACGTTTTCGATGGGCTGGTATTTACGGGTCTAACACACTGAACCTCGATGACCTCACGCAAAACACCGGCGATGAGGCCATTATCAGTCTAACCAAGCAGTACATGAAGTCAATCATCAAAGCGGCCCGCGTGAAGATGGCCGCCGATGTGATCGCAGCCGCAGCCACCTCCGACAACATTAACGGTCTGGGCGACCTGTTCAACACCACAACCTCAACGGAATACGGCTCCATTGATGAAGACGAAATGTCCGATTGGAATGCCAATGTCATTACAACCTCCGAGGCAATTTCCTTTGAAGTGTTGCAAAAGGTATTCCGTCAACCGAATATGGGCGACGCGGCTGAAATGCTGCCCAATTTCATCGTGACGACCGCAACCCTGCGCGACGGCTATGAAAGATCGTTGCATCCGCAGCAGCGCTACACGGACACCAAAGCCGTGGAAGCAGGTTGGCAGAATATCACCCACAAAGGCGCTCCGATTGTAGCGGATACCGGCGTGACAACTGGTTATCTGTATGCCCTCAACCTCAATTTCCTTAGCCTTCGCAGCCACAAGGATTACAATTTCACGCCTCCGAAGTGGGTCACGAAAGAAGTCCTCGGACAACCTGACACAATGACGGCGGATACGAGATGGCGCGGGAATCTGGTTTGCTCAAACAGGCGTATGCATGTTGCGCATTATAACCTCACGGAACCGGTGTGAGTTAAATGAACGCTTGGGGATAGGTAGATATACCGAAAACTGGCAACCCTAGCCAGCTTCCCCAAGGGGTCGATAGGGGTATCGAAAGGGGCGATATGAAAGAGATAACACTAACACAAGGCAAGGTGGCTTTAGTTGATGACGAGGATTTTGAGGGGCTTAATAAACACAAATGGCAGTTATTGAGGGCAAAGACCACCAATTACGCCATCAGACGTGAAGGGAAAACCATTTATATGCACAGGGAAGTTCTAAGCGCCAAAACAGGGGATTATGTTGACCACCGTGATTCAAACGGACTGAATAACCAAAGGGGCAACATTCGCCTTTGCTCTCAAAGCCAAAACAACGGAAACCAACGCTGTCAAACAAGGGAACGTTCTTCCGTGTACAAAGGAGTTTCAATTAACAAAAGGGCAATGAACTGGGAAGCCCATATAAAGATTCACGGAAGAAAAAAATTCTTGGGCTATCACAACACTGAAGTCGAAGCCGCCCTTGCCTACAACAGAAAAGCTACTGAATTGTTCGGAGAATTTGCAAGGCCGAATGTAATATAAATCCCTTTAAACCTGGGGCCCCGCTGTTTGAGGGGGCCCGATAAAGGAGAACATTATGGAAAGAGTATTAACGGTAGGTGGAAATAAGGCATCAAGGCCGATTTCCGATTTTCTTCAGGTAACAGATTATCAAGGTCCAAAGGCGGGAAAGTATTATGTCGATCTGAACGTGGCGGCAACCGGCGGTGGATCGCCGGATCATCCGTTTGCTACCATTGCCGAGGCAATCGCGGCCAGCAATACCAGTATTGGACTTTCGGCAAATAGGTGGTGGGCGCGGCGCAATTACATTTATGTTTGCGGAGACGGAATTGAGGAAGACCTTACTGTTCTGCCCGAGAAGTGCGACATTATCGGGTGCGGGTCTGACCTTGTGCCTTATCCGCGAGTTATCGGCGCCCATACCATCGCATTGGCGAAAGTAGGTTGCCGTTTTATTAATATGGGCTTTCAGGCTACCGGCACTGACGATCTGTTTGTTATTCCGGCAGGCTGTCATGGTTTGCAGTTCCTGGGTGGCATGATGCAGGCAGCGGCAGCTGGCAACACCAAAGCCCTTGAGATCACCAATTCGGCCCTTGTGGTTGTCCAGGGCGTGAAGATTGTCCAGAATCCGGGGGCATACGCAACGGGTATCTTTGGAATCGGCGTATCCATCGAAGGCATTCTCGCGACACACCAAATCACTATTGATAGCAACTGGATCAATGCGACCGTCGGCGTGAAGTGCGTTGCCAGCTCACCAGCTTATGATGGGGTTATCTCGAATAACTTCATTCATTCGGTAAGCTACTGGGTGGACGATGATTCTGACGCGTTCCACGTCATCAACAACCGGGCCATTACGGACATTGACACTTCCACGTCAACGGCCGGCTACGATTTCAACCTTAAGTTGGCCTCCGGCAACTTGCAGACCGGCAGCCAGGCGGGTGGTGCGTGTGATACCGTTCCCTTTACCCTGATCGCAGAGGGATAACCATTAACTTTTAAGGAGAAAAAATCATGAAAGATATTTATGTAAACATTTATAGCGCGGGTGGTGCGGAAAGTTATTACATTCCGGTACCTTGCCGTGGTGTAGTCAAGGCTTTTGAAGTGATTGCGAACGCTACGATGGTTGCGACTGGAACCATAATTTTATCCAGAAGCACCACGGCAGTCAACACTGCGACGGCTCCGACCGGCGACACGGCAGCGGGGACGGCTTTAACAGGTGTTCCCGATACAACCAACAAGGGTTTAGTGTTTGACCCTGAGTCGGATACGGTAGCAAATACGAAGATCAAGGTTGCCTTTGACACGACCATCCTGGGTGGTGCGGCGAACGTTCTGTTGCATATTACCTATGATGATTCGGCGTATATTGTTGAAACGGCGTCCGAAGCGTAAAACCTAACCCAATGCCCCTCCCGTAATACGGAGGGGCTTCTTTGAGGGATAAGGCCAATGACCACGTTATCCTCTATCGTATCGTCTATCCAGGATATTTTACAGGACGCAGCCTATACCAATCAAAACATCGTTGACCGGATCAATGAGGCGGTTAATTCGATTGCGGCGGGCATTCGGATGCCTGACGGTCAAATATCGCCTCCCTTACCTGATCTTTATGCCTATGGGACCGTATCGACTTCCATAACTTTGCCCTATGTTTCCTTGCCAACTGATTATCAGCGAAGCGTAAAACTCGTTTATGACAGTAGTAATTACAAAATCAACCCTCCGACGGGTGGAAACTATTACAGTTTTGCTCTGTTTATGCGGATTATCAGCAAGATGGATTTGAGTGAAACCGGCTCGATTTATGCCGTCGCCGTGAAGGGCACGAAGATTTACTATCAAGGTATTCCTACAACCTCCACAACCATTGGCGTGCACTACTACCGGAAACCGACAGATATGGCCCTTGATGGGGATACGCCTGACGGAATTCCAGAACATTTACAGTTAAGGCTTATCAAACACTTTGTTTGTAAAGAAATTATGGGTGAAATGCTGGAAGCAGGTGTTACGGAACCGGCGGTGGGCATGAAATACCACGAAGCCAAGTTCTACACAGCAATGATTGATCTCTGCGACTTTATAGGCATCGATGCGACACCTCAGTATTATGGCTCAGGAAACGATTATGAGGACGGCGGGGCTTGCGATGGCTGAAATAACGATTAACGGATTTTCGGGAGCGAACAACGTGGACGAGAGTTTTTATTCCCAAAAGGGAATAGTCTCCCCCCGTGTAGTTTTGAATTCCGATGTAAGTCTGGCAGGCGAGCTAACAAAACGTGTCGGAAAGACACTGTATATTACCCTTGCCGGCGCTCACAGCCTTTGGGCGGGGAATTCCTGTATGCTCTGCGTTGCCTCTGGAATCCTCTATCGGTTATCTCAAGGGATTGCGGTAAATGTCGGAACGATAACCGGCCCCATGTATCCGCTGTCTTATTTTGAAGCAGACGACAAAGTTTATATCTCAAATTCGTATTGGCAGGGGGTGTTTAATCCTATCGCCAATTCGGTGGCCTCCTGGGGCGTGCCGCTACCTCCCGGCCCGATGCTCCTTGCAGGTTCAGGAAATCTCCCTGCCGGTACTTATCACATCACCATGACCAATGTTACAAGCGGTGAACTATCAGGAAACGGGCCTATTTCCACGATTACGCTTTCAGCCGAGGGCGGAATTCAGATTTTGAACCGTCCCTCCGGGGCTTTGGTTTGGGCGACGGACTCCGACGAAGGCATCTTTTATCTTGTCGGGGCGACAAGTAAGATCGTCGATATTCCCACGGTCGAGCCTTTACCGTCTTTCATGTGTTCTCCTCCGCCTTACATGGAGAACCTCTGTTATGCGTTTGGCCGGGCCTGGGGGTCTTCCGATAACATAATGTATTACAGCGAACCCTTTAAACTGGGCTGGTTTAAATTGGCCGGCAATAAATTCACTTTTGATTCCAAGATTACTGTGATTGCCAAAGTTTCCACGGGGTTGTTTGTCGGCACGAAGGAAAAGACGGTATTCCTCGCGGGGACGGAGCCGGACAAGATGCAACAGTCCGACGCTGGTGCCGGGTCCATTATGGGCACGTTGTCTTATTGCAATAACCTGCCTGACTTGGGAAGCGTCCTTGGGACACCGGAAAAAGGTTTTGTTGATGTGCCTGTCTGGATGACCGCTGAAGGGATTGTGGCGGGGAATATAACAGGAAAACTCTACAACCTTACAAAGAACAAACTCAAAATGGGAATACCGTCACGCGGGGCTTCATTATACCGGAACCTCGAAGGCGTGTTTCAATACCTGGCCAGTTTCACCACGGGAGCCACGGGTAGCGGAGCGGGATTCGTTGATGCAGAAACGTACAACGCATTTAAAAATGGAATGATTGACGTTTTTAATAGAAGGGCGAATTTAATGGGCAGCAGCGCCGGATTCACTGATTCGGTAACCTGCGTAGTCACACGCGGAGGGGTGATTATCTGATGATCACATAACAGGGACTTTATAGGCCGTCACGGACGGGACTGGAAGCCTGCATTTATCCTAAAAAGGATAGGTGCGGGCTTTTTTATTAAACGAAAAGGAGAATAACAATGGATTTAACAATTTTTAAAGACAACGCGGATTTACGGTATGCGGCAAAACACGTGCAGGAATCAGGCCTTTCCGTCCATGGCCATGTTTACACCGACCATTACAGGGACGGCAAGCTGATTCATCGTTGCGATCAGGGCGGAAACACCTTCACGACCGAAGGCATGGCCAGAATCCTCAACATCGTATTCCGGGCGCAGACAACGGAAGCGAATATTTACGTTGGTATCTTCAAGAACAATGTCACACCGGCAGTAGGCGACACGGCGGCGGCAAAACTTGGTGCTGCGGGAACATACGGCGAATGCCAGGATGCAGATTATGATTCCCCGGCCACGAACAAACCGGCCTATACTATCGCAGCAACATCAACAGCGAGTTGCACCAATGCAGCAAGCACGGCGTCTTTCACTATGGCGGCTTCTATCACGGTTTACGGGGCTTTTCTGTCCACTGTAGCGGCGAAGACGGCAACCACAGGAACACTGTTCTGCGCGAAAGCATTTACTTCATCCAGGGCGGTGATTGATAACGATGTGCTCGCGATTACGTATACTTTGTCGCTGACTACCTCGTAAAGGTGATGATGTGCCAACAATCGATTTCATTGACATCAATGATGTCCTAAATTATGAATTTTTACAGGGGACATTAAAGACCATCAATACCACCGATGATACATGTACCGTGGACATTAATGGGACGGTTTATCCGGCAGTTTGTTTTTACCATTGCGAATGGTATCCGACACAGAGTTTAAGAAGTAATGGAGCATTATCGGGATCGGCTATGGGATTTATAACGTGCTATCACGACTATTATTATCAAATCCCCGCCACTGAAAAAGTGATCGTTATGAAGAAAAGAGACAATAGTGTCGTCAAGGTTATTGGGTATGTGGATATTATTCGTGAATGCTACATTGTGCAGGTACCCGTACCACCAATACAAGAATAAGGAGTTATATTATGGCAATTAAAATATCAACAGGATTAAGACAGGCTTTGCTTGGTGATGTCCCAGTAAGGAAATCATCTGTTATTATCAATGCACAGACAACCATTGCGGCGGTGGACGGAGGCGAAAGTGCTGATTCATTCACGGATTCTGGGAATGGGTTTGTGACAGCCGGGTTCTCTGTTGGCGATTCATTTCTTGTTTACGGGTTTACCGGTGGAATGGCAGCGATACATGGGCCATTTACGGTGCTTACGGTGGCAGAAGGGACAATAACGGTAGCAACTGGATCACTGGCAGCCGACGATGCTGGAGAAGCCGTTACAATGGTTTTGCTTAAAGGTGGGTCATTTCGGGATATTTTCAAAGACGGTGTGCTTGATCTTTATTCAGGGACTATTCCCGCTTCGGCTGATCTTGAGGAAAGTGGTGTAAAACTTGCCAGTATCACATTAGCCAGCGGAGCATTTACAGCCAATCAACCGGCTAATGGCCTTGAGTTCGGTGCGCCTTCAGCAGGAGTTATATCTAAGGACTCGGGTGTGTGGTCAGGTGTCGGACTGGCAACCGGAGAGGCGGGATATTACGTTTTTTATTCCAATGCCTATACAACCGGCGCGAGTTCGTCAGCAGTTCGTTTTATGGGCACATGTTCAGAAACCAGTGGTGATTTGATTATGTCTGATTGCACCGTCACGGAGAGTGCGACAAAGACAATTACGGTGTTCACGATTACCTTGCCGGCGTTTTAAGGAGCAACAATGCCCACAACCCAGTTAATGAATGTAATTTTGACGCAAACTTATTATCTGTATGCCAAGGGGACAGCAGCAAGATTATGGCTGGTTGGTAATGGGACTTCTGCGTTCACGATAAAAAGCGCAACATTGTCGCAGGGTTCTGTTTCCAGACCAATTACGGTCAATGGGCATACGAGCTTTCAGGTTCCCGCACTTGGCAGGTGGAGCGATTATATTTCGACAGCAGGCCTTACATTGCCAGGAAATATAACAATTACCTCAACTGTATCAGGTGAAATTCCTATTATTAACACGGGGGGAACCGGGGGTGGTGGACGGAAGCCTGGCATTATCACTGGGGGTGCGTATAACGAGGCAACAAATTTAATTGCAAACACGTTTCTGTTTGTGACTAATACTCCAACAGGCGAACTAACGTTTACAGAGACAGCCAATCTTAATATGTCGCTTGACGGAGCGTATGCGGATGAAATTTTAGACAGGATTATAGCCTACATTGCGGGGATGGAATATACTCGCATAGGGAATGTTTTGTTGGCAACAATAACTCAAGATGAGTCGCTTCTGAACCCCGAGGAAAACATAGATTCTGTTACATCAGTAACGTTTAAATATTATGTCAGTAACGTTGTTACAGGGACAGTTACTGTTTGCATTGATGTGTCTGTATATACATCGCCGCTTAATGAGGAAGCGACATCCGAGGTATTTGCCGGACTTTTTGGGTTACAGTATGATACCCTCGAACCTGGTTGTGCTACGGTAGTAGGGTCTAAAGTATATGTTACCTTAACCGCTGCTCAACTCGCAAAAATTACGTTATTAGGTATTGAATATAAGAATAAGTATTACAGCGCCGGAGTTCCATTTACTATAACAATAAAAGATAATAATGCCTTTAACAGTCATCCTACTCCTTATAGTTTATTTGAGTTGGACTATGGAGATTATTCTGGAGATGGGTGGATGCTGGATTTTCAATTTGTAGATACACCAACCCTAGGTAGTATAACGATTGGAGAGACGGCTGAAGTAACAGCGCTTAATATTGTTGATTATATAAACACCTATGGCACAACGGTAGGTGTGACTGCAACGTATGCCGGAAATAGTATTGTTTCCGTGGTGTCTGGCACAGATAATATAAACGTTTACTGTAACTATCCGACCAGAGAGGAGAGTTTATCTGTTTTTGAGTTTAGTGAAAGCAGTCGTTCGGTAACCCCATATCCAATGGCGATTTTAAGCAGCGCACTTATTCTACCACTTATAGCCATGCAGTCTGTTTTTGATGACCCTTCAGTAGTTGATGGACCGTATGAGGAACCAACTTTGCCAGGTGTCGAAGTATTTTCCACGGAAACCATCACCGTGGATGATAACTCCGTTATTGCTGACGGCGATACATTGACTATTAACATCGGAACCTATCCGATAATATACACGTTTAGAAATCTCCCAACCGGAGCCAAAAATGAAATACTGATTGGCGGAACGGCGGATATTACGGCGGCAAACATAGCAGCGGCGTTGAATGCCACGGATGGAGCAATATTCGTGGCCACATCCGCAGACAATATTGTTTTGATACTAGATTGCACATCAGAAGAAACAACAAAAACTACAACTTGCACAGGATTAATCATCGGGCCAATAATTAAGCCTGATAAGTATCCCGCTGATGGATTAGCGTCTTTCCCTGCATTTACGGGGGAGGGTTTTTGTGGTGATGGGACAGGATTTCTACCAGCCCTTACTAGTGCCGGAACTTGCACACAGGATGATTTCTGTATCGGGCGAGGTGTTCTTCCAGTCCTTACAAGTAACGCCAGATCGTTCCTTGGTGGATGTACGGACACATCTACGGACGCAGAGAAAATCGCACTTCTTTTATACCAGAACGGCTATATGCAGTGGTTTGCTCAAATGGTAGCCATAACCGGTGATGTTGATGCGGCAGTTCTAATGGCCATTCAATTTGTGGCAAACTATATTACCTACACGACAGATTTACTTCTTTATGGGGTCACGGATTATTGGACTGATCCGTTGTGGACGCTTTATAAGGGTTCTGGAGACTGCGAGGATGGTTCTATATTGCTGACCAGTATTTTAATTAATCTGGATTGTCCAGTAACAAGTATTAAAGTTGCCATCGGAACATACAATTCAATAGGGCATTCCTGGGTTCTTTATAAACGGGAAAGTGACGGGCTTAATGTTCTTTTGGATTGGACTAAAGGAAGTGCTTACTGGAATACCATAAGCAGTCTTGATGAACTGCCAGTGGCCTATACCGAGGAATAACAATGAGCGGGTATATAGCGACAGAATATATAACAACTTCTTCCGTTATTGACGTGGAAAACGTTAATGATTCTTCTTTATTTATGTATGATGACATAAAATTTGGATGGGCAGTGACAAATAGCGAAAGTATTGAATTAACAGACGATCTTTCATTGGTTCTTGGTCTGTTAATTTCTGATTGGCTTACCTTGATTGATAGCCAGACAAATAACTGGAACGGGCGGGACATTATAAACGACACGTTGAATTTATACGACCTTTCACAAAGTGCGCAACTCTACACTGCTGCGATTGATGAATCTCTGGTGATGACAGACGCGGCCCTTTTGAAATTAACCATAGCCGTTCTGGAAAATCTTGGATTCACTGAACTGGTCACTGCCTTAAAGACGATGGCCTCAACAGTCAGCGATACGGTGGCCTTGACCGATTCTGCGGATATGGCTTTCAGTCTTTTAATTCAAGAAGCCTTAAGCTCGGTGGATGTGGCCAGTGTTGTCACGACATTCCTCGGCTCCATATCGGACACTATGGGCATTGCCGACGCGGTGGCACCCATTAAAACGGCTTATCCGAGCATCTCTGAATCCCTGAAATTCACGGAGACCGTCAGCAGTCGGGGGACATTATATAGCGCGATTTATGACACCATTCACATGAATGTATCCGTGGATATATCCGGAGAGGTGTATGAATGCTACGTGCTGAACACGCCGAAATTTATGCCCTCCATGTATTCAGGGTTTGATTTTAATTCCTATGCCGTCTTTGAAAACAGGGCCTTTGGAGCGAATGCGACGGGGATTTATGAGTTGACCGGGGAAACTGACGCTGGGGCGAACATCAGCACGGGCGTCGTTATGAGCGAAACAGACTTCGGAATGCCCAACCAGAAGAGATTTAGAAGGGGATATTTAGGAATATCCGGCACCAGCCCGGTGATGGTATTGGAGACTGGAGACGGATCGCGGGAAGCCTATGCCATTGATACCAACGGAAAAATTGTTGCTTCACATGAGCTAAAGAGCAAACGATGGAAGTTATCTGTTGCCAATTTTGACGAACTGGAAACGATAAAATTAATTCCAGTCATTCTTACGAAATAGGTGGGATAATGAGTGATTTATTAAGAGAACAATCCACATGGCGATTAGGTAAAACCCCGATTATTTCCAAGTATGCGGAAGAACATGCTGCTTTGATGTCGGCCATTGCCGGCAGAGGATTTTTAAATCTTCCTGGATACGCATACAATGCGGAGAATCGTTTGGAATTTGCCACGAAGTTAAGTTTGTCTGAGCTTAGCTTTAAAATCATTTCCGAAACTGTTGAGAGAGAACTAAAGCAAACTGGCATTAACTATGATCTTTCGTATAAATCCGCTCAAATTGCGTGGGAATTAGAAAAACAGGCACTTATGAACGCATGGGAGGCGGAACTTGCGGGGATTAAGCAAAACGAGGCGGAAGAAGAAGAAGTCCTGAACCTACTGGCTATAGAAGTTCAAAAGCGGGCGATTACTTTTACTGAGGCAAAAACAGCGATTGAACTGTCTATGGAAGCGTATCGAAAGACATTAGCTGAATTAGATGGGAATACCGCATCCTACGAAGTTCAACTTGCCAACGCAAAATTATTGACCGCGCAAAAGAAACTTGAAATCATTCCAATACTTGAAACGATCTTGGAAAAAGAACGAGAATTGATTATTATTGAGCAATCAAAAGCTGTGGCGTTCACGGATTACATGGATGCCGAAAGTGAACTATCCACAAAAAAAGAAACACTTATACCTTTCATTAATCAACTGGCCACAAAATCAGAAACACTAGCGACAAAGATTGCAACGGATCAAATACCAAAAGAAAACCTGATCTCCAACGAAAGGGTTGCTCAAGCATCAGCAGCGGTGACAAAAGCAGGATACCAAATACAAGAACTAGAAGCGGATATAGAGACGGATACAAAACGCATTGATTTAATGTCAGCAAAAAGAACTCTGGAAACAACACAATTCG